GTGTATATGTTCCATAAAAGCGTATTTTCTTTATCCTCCACCATATTTTCATCACGGCCTCAATGCTGACCATTGAATAAAGTTCTGGTATAGACAAATCAATTTCACCAATGCAAAATGGAAAATACCCACTTCCACTAGCATGAAGAACTTTTCCCATAAGGATTTCGTTAGGGCATCAGCCCCAAGGCTATTCTAAAACTCGCTTGGCTAGGCTGACTGTGGCTTGTGCAACAACCTGCTCATTCGTTCCGTCTGTCTCATAGACTTCCATTAGGATGTCTCTCTGGTTTGCTGTTAATAGGATTGCATTGGCCGAGGCCGTGGTAATGTTAAAGTCTCCCTCAACAAAAGATGCTTCTAGTGGGCTTGGAATTGGCTCTGTAGGGGCAGAGAATTGAATGGCTGGGGTGTTTGAATATCCATAGCCTCCGTAAATAACTGGTATCAATTCAATCCTTCCACTAGATAGAATCGGAGAGCCGAGAGATACACTAGACCCACTAGAATCATTCAGAGTAAATGAGGCTGTGTGCGGCTCATAATATGAACCCTTGCACGATATTGTAATAGATTTAATTATGTTCCCAGATGGGGTAGGAACTGAAATGCTTGGTGCAGTAACATACCCACGCCCAACTCTTGATACCTCAAAACTTCCGACTCCTATATTATCAACATTGAAATTAACTGATGCCGTCTCGCCCCCAGAGGGAGCATCTGTTATGTTGCAAATGTATGAGCCGGGAGCAAACCCACGGCCAAGAGTTGATACAGAAACGCCAGTTAAAAATCCTTGGTCTAGGTCTGGGGATGCGGCCGTGATCGTTGGCTTTGTGATATAACCAAATCCAGCATCTTGAATTTCTGTAGAGATAACACCAAGGCTTGAGACGCTAAACTTTGCTGTAGCCCTTCCGTCGGCTTGTGGGCTTTCACTAATCGTTAGCTGATACTCATTGTTTGGTTTATATCCAACTGGTGTATTTGTGAGTTTTAACCCAACAATTTTCCCATAATCAAGAGAGTCTGGTGCCGGTGCTGTGATTGTTGGTGCTGTCGCATAACCAGACCCAAGATTATGTGTGATGCCGATGTATCTGTCCCTAGAGCTCAAAACAAGATTACTTGAACTTTGTTCAATCCCCACTAGCGATTCGTCATATACTCTTGGGGAGCCTAAGACACTATCATATTGTTGAAAAGAAGAAAATTCAGATGCGAGGACTTCTGGGTCTGGATAGACTTCTACTGTTGAACTACCACGGGTTAAAATAGTAATCCTTTCAACATCAATTAACTTAAAGGAAAGTTGTGCCGTGCCATTTGATACTGGTGATGTCGCAACTGAACAATCGTAAGTGGTATCTAAATTATAGCCAACTGGCTTATTCATCAATCTAATGGATTGAATTTCACCGCCAGTTGACTTTGATGGATTTTCTCCAATAGCAAGCGGGGGAGTTGTATATCCAAACCCCGGATTCGTAACCCGATATTCAATATAAGTTATTGTTCTTTCTATAATTTCTTGGAATCCATAGCCATTCCCAATACTGTTTTTTTTCCCAACACTTATTACATCTGACAAAGAAACAATCTTTGCGTTTTGCGGTATTGGTGGTTCGTATTTTTGTCTAACCCCAAGAGCTTGAAATGGGTCTGTTGATACGCCATTGTATATAACATAATCCGTGTCGGCTGTGCTTGCCAATGGGAAGGCTTGCGTAAGTTTGCTTGTTTTTAACGAAAATTCCCCTTCGGCGGTTCCACCAGTTGCCGCACTTGCAGAAAACAAAAGACCAACGCTAACACCAGCCGTGTACCCAGATGGATTATTAAGTGAAGATAGCAACGAAACATATCCATTTCTTCCGTTTGGCAAGGGGGCTGTAATGATTGGTGCCGAGGTGTATCCAGAGCCTCCATCAATAATAACTACGCTTGCGGTTGTCGAGGATATGACAAGCTGAATTTTGGCCGTTGTCCCGCTTACCGGGGACTGCACTTGGCAATCATAAGTTCCAGATATATACGCTCTTGGGTATGCAGTAAGACTTGCAGTAGTAACAATGCCAGCACTTGTGGAGACAATAAGGCCACCCGCAGTAGTTGTTTGAGTAACAACTGTAGATGTATATCCAGAAAATGCTGTGCCTATGGCAGATTTAGAGAATCCAAATCCTCCATCCTCAATAAAATACTCGGTTGCTGTTCTTCCGCTTCTTGTGGCAACAGTTGGTGACTGGCTTATGATCGTAGCCACGAAGCTGTTTGTAGCTACAGTAGGAATCGTAACTACTGAATCTATTGGAGATTGAAAAATTGATTGTCCAGATTGTAGAGATGAAAGAGGTTGGATTGGAGTAAAAACAGAAAGGCGAGGATTTGTATAAGATTTTCCATAATCAAGAATTTCAAATTCTGTTTCATATAACCCGCCGCCCTGTCTACTTCTTGTAGTTTCGCCGCCGATTAGGCGGCCACCAATTACATTATATCCAGATGTTAGGGCTGGAACAGATGCCCTAATTAAAGCATTTTGAATTACAGAGCCAGTTACAGACCCATAAAATATCTTATTTGCATAATCAAGTTCATTGAAATTAAATAGCTCTTGGTCGATAGAATTTGCATTAACATTTTCAAAAAAAGAAATTGTTGTTTGGCTAGATTTACTCGTATTGATACCATAATTCGCCCCAGCAAGTCCGTATATTCCAGTGTCTTGATTTGCTATACCCCCATTTGGAATAATTGGCAATCCCCCATTAGAAATATATGAAATTCCAGATGTAGATACTGTGAGTGCAAAACCACTGCCAAACCTATTTATTTTAATTTTCGCAGTTGATGCTGGAGCATCATCGTGAGTTACTGTTGGAGTTGCAACATATCCATACCCATTATTGTTGATATTTATTTCCCAAGTTGTTCCCTCAACAAACTGTAGAAACGCCGAAGGGACAGAAGTATTTGTAACAATGCTTGTCGTGTCTGGATTTGTGAATCGAATTGGGGCTTTATCTCCTGCGGTTCTCCCCAAAACCCACTCGAACCTAGATCGTCCACCAACTGTTCCACGAGAGTTTGTCGGTAGGATTGAACTTAAAGATTTTGCTGGTGTAAATAATGTTGCTGTTGGGGCTGAGGCATAACCACTACCACCATTTGTAAGCGTGATTGATTGAACTTTCCCATTATTTGTAGAAACTTCTGCTACTGCCGTTACAGTCCCAGCGGTTGCTCCCCCGCCGCTGAAAGTTAATGGGTAAAGTCCGTTGGGATATCCAGCACCTTCTGCAACTAATGATATTGTTGATACACTCCCTCCATCAAAAGAACAAGAAAAAGAAGCCGCTATCGGGGTGTTCATTTGAGCCGTTAAGGAAAGCGGGGGGAGTGCTCTATATGGCCGACCCAGATTGGGCACCTTTGTATTTAAGAAGTTAAATATGTTTGGCGAATCTTGTAATGGAGCAGAAAATGTAGATGTGGATATATAAGAGAATGTAGTGCTAGTTAATGACGCGGCGGTTGTAGCTACAAATTGAGTTACCGTGGTTAAAATGCCAACCGTAACAGATGCGGTGACTGGTGCAACATACACAATATCTGTCTTAAATAAGGCAGTAATGGCTGGGTTTGTTTTGAATGTTACTGAAAATTGAGCCGTTACAGCGGTTTCTGTTGATACAGTAGCTTCAAATGTTGCTGTTACTGGCGAGTATGTCGCAACAATTCCAGAGCCAGTTGCTTGACTCGCTGGGGATGTTACAACAGAGCCAAGTGCTGTAATAAGAACAACTGGGGCTGTCGGAACATCGGTTGCATCTGCAAGTTTTTGGGTCGCATTTCCAAGCCGAATTTTATATCTAGCGTTTGTGGATGGTGTTACAGATGATAGCCTATTGTTTCTAACTTTTCGTACTGCAAGCCTAATCCTTCTTTGTTCATCAGAAAAAAATGCTGGCTTATTGGTTGGGATTGTACTTTCACCATCCAAGAATCTGCCACTAGATACATCCAAAAATAGCTCTTGAGCGTTCACTTTAGTCTATGCCCTTGTCAATTACTTGCCCAAGACCGTGATTGTGGCGGGTGTTCCGTTGGAGCAGACGGTGAGGGTGATCTCTCTAAACCCTGCCACCCCACCCCCAGCCAACGCCCCTGCCGTTGCTGATATTACAAAACTTCCATCAGTTACCTTAATATCGATATTCGCCCCCGCTATTGGGGTTCGTTGCTTTACTGCGGCCTCCAGATCGTGTAGGTAGGTCTTTGTAATTAGGCCATTATCAGCCAATACTGGGACTTTAGAAAAAGAACTTCCAGTTCCCGATCTCATAGAGATAACTGCATTTGGCCTTTAGTTGCCGATGCCCTAACCCTAAATAATCCACCAGCGGTTTCAACCGATGAGCCTATAATGTTAATTGCATTCACATCTATCCCCGGCCCGAATACAGGGTACTGAACCGTACCAATGAGTGCTGTTGTGCGTGGCTTATTTCTAATGATCTGCACTTGCTGGCTTGCCACAAACCCCCTGACCCTATCTTGAACTGCTGTGACATCTTCGGTTTGGCTGTTTGTGGTAATCGTGACTGTAGGAGACAACCACTCGCAGATATAGTTAATTGCAATATCTTGTGCTACTGTCTGCACAAATCCACTCACAATCTCCCTCTGATACTGGTAGCTGGTTTCTAGGATATAAAGGGAATTATCCCCAGTCCCACCCTCTGCTGATACTTGTAGCCTATAAAGCCCATCGGATGTATCTCCAGCTATATGACTCATATTTCTACGAACAACACGGAAGTTTCCGGGTGGTTGATCTGGAACTCCAACCAATACCTGATCTAAAGAGAAGTTTGAATTGAGTGCCGAGAACGAACCAACAACAGAGAATTGAAAAGCTGTAATCCCATCACGGCCATTGTCTGTCGTGATGTCTGGCTCGTAATCGAATGACGAAATGTTGGAGATAATAGTTGTTGCCATATATTTTACCCAGTTGCTACTGCGGCTGGAAGCTTGTCGGACAATGCCTTAATTGCTTCTAGTAGAGATTTTTGCATATCTGCCCCACCCCCACCTTTTGCTTTTTCTGCGGCAACTTGACTTGCGGGTGCTCCACCTTGCATCGCCCCAAGTTTTTCAGACAGAAGGGGCATTTCACCTGCGGCTTGTTGTGCGGCCACCCTTTCCCGCATATTCTGGGCTGTTAATGGCGGCAATCCTTGTGCCTTCCTCTTAACATTTTCCTCTTTTTTCATCTTTTCAAACACTTCATCTTGCGTTCTAAAATCTTCTTTATTCACCTCTCTAGCCCTTACTTTCCTTGCTGTATCAAGGGCTTGTTGCCCAGCCCTGCTTGCACCCAATAGTCCACCGCCAGCTTCTCGTGCTTGCTCGGGTCTTTTTTTCTCCTCGGCTCTGCTTCTGTATAAGTTCCTTAATAATCTGTCGAAGTCTCTTTTGTCTTTAGCTTCTTCGAGACGGCTTGTTTCGTCTATGTTATACATTTCCTCTCGCAAAATACTATTTGTATTTGATATTCTTCGTTCTGTAATTTCTTGTTCTGATTTTCTTCTTCTTTCATCAGAAGCTTTTTGGAGCTTCTCTTCTGCATCAAAAACCATTTTTCTAAATTTTATATCCGATTCAGCCCGATCTTTTGCAATCTTGTCTAATATGGCGTTTCTTTTTCTTGCCATTACCTCTCCACTTGCCTCTTGAAATTGTTTGCTTGCTTGTGGGTCTTGGATGGTCTGACCCAATTTTTGTCTTTTAACATACTCGTTATTTACATCCTGCAACGCCCTTGCCTCTGCATCTAGACCATCTACTGTTTCTTCATATAAATTCTGGCTAATAATCCCTTCAGCAAGCTTTAGGTCTCGCAACTTTTGATTTGTTTTTAATAGTGCATCAAGCTCTGTTTTTGCCCCAGTTGCACCAGCAATAAACTTCTGAAAAGAATTTCTTTCTAGTTCTTGAATTTTGTTATTAAGAGATTCAATGTTTGCATCAATCCCAGAAACTTGTGATAGTGCCTCGGATAGGTTCATTGCCCTTCCAGCCTTTTCTATTTCGTTAAATGCCTTTTGCGACACGGTGGCTGTCTCTCTCAACATTTCTCCCATTCTTGTGATTTGATCTGTAAAGACCTTAATCCCTCCAACTGCAACCGCACCAACTAGAGACCTTCCAACAATACTTCCTAGGCTTTCTGCGGCAGAGGCGGCCACATCGCTTGCATCTCTAGCTTGTGAAAGGCTACTGCTAAAACTCCTAAATGCTTGACCAGCCTTTTGACCAGAAACCTTTAGCTTTTCAATGGCCTTGGTTGTACCAGCCATCGCCTTGTCTACTCCGCTATTGTCCCCACGGACTCGGAGCATTAGCTCTTGTGCGTCTGCCATATTATAACTTCAGCTTGTCACTTGCCTCTTTGTTCTTACGAGCAAGATAGACATTCATATCTTTCATTACCTTTTCAATAGCCATTTTTAAGCCCGGCATACCAACCTTAACCGCACCAGATACAGCCCTTTTCCTTACTGGATAATATCTTGTATCTTTATCGCCAGCCCGATTGAAAATAATCCCCTCCATCTGTGCTTGTTTTTCATCTGCTTTAGTACCACCACCAAGCCTCATTATCGCTTCTTTGCTGTAATCGCCACGAGTTAGATTAGCCCTTTTACCAAAAACAGAAGCCGCCGCCGCCCATCCGTTACGAATATAATTAATAGATCGCTTTCTGCCAGCCACAAGCCTCCTAGCCAATGCTCCAATCGTTCCGGGCTTTGTCCCCATCCCAAGACCACCGACTCCAAGCTTTGTCTTTCCTAATGTGGGAAGCCCTCTGTTTTTCAAAAGCCAATTTACAAGCTTATATGTTCCAACATAGGAAACCGATTGAGCCTTATATCCAACTGCATATTCCCCAATCTTACGCTTCTTAACCTTACCAGATTTTGTCAGACCAAATGGCTTAAACACCTTCTTTGTAATAACCTTTCCCTCAACTCTTTGTAGTTCTGATGCAATTTGAGCCGCATTGGTTCTATATGTTGTGCCGATGGCCGTTACTGCGACATCTCCCAATTTATCATTAATGACTTGAGCCATATTCTTTCTTGAGGCTTTTTGATATTCTTGAAGTTTATGGACAAACCTTGCTTGGTTCAACAACTCTATGGTTATCATATTCTTAATCTATTTTTTTTCGTCAAGAATATCATCAATTATATTTACTGCGTTAGAATTGTGCCTTCTGACATCAATTCCTCGATTGACAAGCATAGCGTGTTCTAGCTGAACAAGTTGCACCTCTGCCATCTCCCACAATACTTGCTCTGCTGTCCACCCAAACTCCTTTGCAAATAGCCAGACGGACGAAGCAATCCCGGCTGGCTGAACTATTTTGGGGAGTCGTTCCCCCCATTAGTCTGCACACGAGCCTCTGCAATTTCAGAGAAGATTTCGTCTACAATTTTAACTCCTTCAATAAAATCAGCCTCATTAAACTCGTCAGACCAATTTAGAACCGCCTCCCTAAACTTGGCCTTGTCCCAAGCCAATTTCACTAGCTCCGATCTTGGGTGGGTTAGGCAGTATAGGCTCGACCAAATAAAGAACTCTGTAGTATCCGCCTCCTCACGAATTTGGTTCATAACAATTCGTGTGCCAAGGGTGAACTTCCCAACCCTACTTCCCTTAAACATTCTTTCGTTTATGACAAAGGATTTGTCGAGTGCCTTGTTTAGAATCTCCTCATCTTTTTGTAGGTCTAGGTTCATAGATATTTGCTTAATTTCTTTCTTAGTTCTGGGGATGCGTTCTTGCTAACTAGCAAGGTGGCTTTTCCAAACTGCTTTTTGACTAGCGGGGTAGCGTTGTTCATAGCGTCTAAAAGACGCTCTCTGTTCTCTAGTACGGCTCTGCAATAGGCTATGGGGTCATCGTAGTTTGTAATGGCTGACCAGCCCTTTTCCCACATATCAACAATCTTGCCCCCAAGACCACTAGGAAGGTCGCTGAAGAAGAATGTGACGCTTCTTCGGTTGTTATCGTCTGCATCCTCAATGACGGCCATTGGCTCTTTCTCTCTGAATGGAATGCCAAATGTGGCAAGAACCGAGGCTAGTTTAATGTTGCGAGTATAAAGGATTTTTTCTTGCATAAGGATTTCTAGGTTAAAACTAACTTATACCATCGTATCGAACTGCCGTGAAGGACACCGTCTCAAAGTTATCTGCACTACGGTTTCTAGCGGTTTCAGTAATATAGGCCGCACCAGATAGATCGTAGTTGCTTCCGTTGGACACAATAATAACCGCCCCAACGCTACCGCTAAAAGATGTATATGCACCTTCAACGGAGTAGGTAACTTTCTTGTTGCGGAACATAACCGCCGTAACATCGCCACTCTTGTTCTTTAGCTCAACAGCATCAGCAGAGGCAGAGGAAGAGATGGACTGAATTACCATTCCAGCTTGGTCAGAGCCAATTCCAAAGGCCAGATTTCCCGACCCATTTCCGATAATTGTGGCGGCCATATTAGGTGGAGCTTAACCCCGTGTAAGCTGTTGCGGACAAATCAAAGCTGTTGAAGCCATCGGCGGCTTGTGAGAAAGAAACATCTGTTACAAAGTAAGTCCCGCTAGATACTGCGGTTGTGTTGCCAGTTAGGGCAAGAGTCCCTCCAATTCCAGAGGATGCAACAGCACCGCTACAATTACCAGAAAGACTAACATTTCTTTTGAAAGCAGAAAAAGCAACGGCAGAATGCTCTCCGTTGTGCTTGGAAACTTCGGTTGTCTCGGCTGTGCTTGTAAGAGAAAAGCTCTGGATAACAACGCCAGTCTCGGCGGCTAATCCAAAAGCAACCCCAGTAAGTCCTATACTTGTAGCGGGCATTTGCTATTCCTTTATGTCAAATTATCGTGGGAACACTCGTACCTTTATCAGTTCCCAGATGGTTGAAAAGACCGCCCCCGACACTAGGGCAACCAACCATAGTTTGGTTTTAATGGTATGCGACTCCCTCTCTAGGGTATCTACCTTGCTGTTAATCTTGGCTGTCCATTGAGCCAACTCGCTAGTGTGCCTTTCTAAAATCTGAATTATACTTGTCTGCCTTTCTTCAATCCGGGCGAGCCTCTCCCTCAAATCCGCTACTTGGTCTGCGCTCATACTTCACAATCCTCTGCCCCCTCGCACACACGAACGCATAGATCGCCGTTGTTATCGTAGAACTTCTCTATGTAGCCCTCGGCCTCAAGCCATTTGAGCGAGGACATAAAATCCTCATAAGTATATTGGTGCATCATACCGGCTCTACTTGCTTGGCGTTTGCCCTGCTTCAGAGGCCGCTGACATATCAGAATATCGCGGCAGTCCTGTGTTATCTGTCTGCTTGGGCGAGCAGGAGCAGAACAAGAGGGTGAGGAGGAGGAGGGGCATTAGTTCGCCTGTAAATAGATGTAGCTAACGTCTAGGTAAGCATTGGTTAGTCCAACTCCTCCACTAGCCCCGCTTAATAAAATAGTGCCTTCTGTATTTGATGTTATGCCAGTTGGGCCAGAAGTTGTGCTGGCAAATTGAACTCCGTTTGCGTACCAAATTACTGTTCCATTTCCAAGGTTATGTATATGAATGGTCGTGTTTGTAATTGTGGTAGAGTTTACCAAATTAGCAGATGTGCTAGCGGGTTCTGAATAGGTTGTGCCATCGTGAAATGCCGCATAAATTGTTTCATCTAAAACCCTGAACCCGATACATTTTTTTGTATTATCTCCGACTGTGTAGGAGGTTGTTCCTCCTAAATAAAATCGACTAGGGCCATTCCTAATAGTGTTTATCGATGAAAATTGAATTGCTATCGTGAAATTGTAGCCAAAGTTTACGGCCGTAAGGTCATTTCCAGAAGGCATAAAGTTTGTAAATAAATCCCTCATTCTTAATCCAGCATGGCCTGCCGCATCTGTACCAGAGTTTGTCCTTGTTCTGAATGGCCCTCTGTTTACTGTAGATCCAGCCCCAGATGTATATGTTGTAACGTTATCTCCAGAAAGATTGGTTAGAAGCAGTCTTTTACAACTAGATGACTCGCCGAAAACAGGCACTAGCGATTTGTCTGCTGTGAAAAGAGGCATCGCCTACTCCTAGCTGACTTCTGTCACTCTAGCCGTGCCCGCCGTGGCAAATACTGCCGAGTGGGTGATCGTCGTTTGGTGGTTTGGAACCTCGTAGTAGTCCCCCGCCGATAGGCGAACTTGATAGGCAATCGTCGTGCAAGTTGCCCCTGCACAGATATGTAAATTACCCGCCCCCTCGTTAAAAATTGTCAGCACTTCCCTTGTCGCGTTGAAAGAGGCAAGCACGGTAGATGCGGTGGTGCTGGTGAAGTTAGATGTGGTGACTGCCGTGCCTTGCAGGGCAAAGGTGTTGGCGGTGACCGTCCCACTAATCGAAGGGAGCGAGCCGATGGTCACCGAATTGCCAACCGTGACTGTCCCTCGAATCACCCCGAAAGTGACAGTTGAATCACTCGCATCTACCTTCATTGCACCGCCAGCCGAGACATGGACGATATGTTCTACTGAGTTTGCGCCATCTTGGTGGCCTCCAATCTTAATAAAATTTGTTGTGGCTGGCGTGCCTCCGTCTGTGCCAACTGAATTATTTAGGCCAGTTATATTTGAAGCAGAGACAATCGCTTGGCCAAAGGTAACCGCTTGCGAGGCGGGGAAGTTTCCAATAGTGACGCTATTTCCTACTGTAACAGAGGAGATCGAGACTGGAACCGTGCCGGAGATAGATGCGGTGACGCTCCCGATCTGCGCCGTCCCTGCTCCGATTGTGACTGTCCCTGCTCCAATCGTTACCACGCCGATGCGGTTTGTGCCAGCGGGGAGGGCAGAGCCGATGGTGACTGTACCGCTAATTGCGGGAATGGAGCCTACTGTGACAACAGATTGCGGCGATTGGGCGACTCTAATAAAAGCATTTCCATCATAGCCAACAACACTACCGCCACCAGAATCAGCCGAAGCATCTATTAGCAACTTGCCAGTTGAAGATATCGAAAGAGGTCTTACCACATAAGATGAAGCAACATCTGTTGGGTTATATGCCCCAGCAATCGTAGTGAATTTTACATCAGCCTTGGTAACGGTACTGCTATTTACAATGGTAAGTGCGCCAGAATCATTCGCCGTCACCGTGCCAGAGATGGCGGGGAGGGAGCCAATGGTCACCGAATTACCAATCGTGATAGTTCCAGAAACAGGGAGAGTCCCCCCAAAGCGCAGAGAATTTCCACCAACAGATTCTAGCCCAACATGAACATAGCTATTAACACCATTATATCCCTGCAGTGTTCCGCCATACACGCCGTTGGTTTGAATAACAACTGGTATTCCAGTAACCGATGAACTGCCATACGAGACCGCCGTTGCGCTATAATTACCCACATTCGCCGTAACCGTGCCAGCAATCGTCTGTGTCCCAGTTGGGTTAGCTGTGACTGTTCCAGCGATTGTAACTGTGTTGCCGATTGTAACTGACGCAATAGATACTGGTTGTGTATAAACAGAACCATCGACACGCAACGCCCCAACAGAAGAAACATGAACTATATTTCCAGTTGTCGATGTCCCAGTATGCCCACCAATTTTAATAAAACTACCAGATGCAGAAATCCCCTCTGTTGCAACAGTAGATTGCAAGAGGCCAAGATTGCCAACACAGACCGTGCTACCACTTATTGCACTACTAATGTTTGTAATCGCTTGAGTTCCAAGGCTTACAACGCTATGGGCTACAATATGCTCTCCCCCAGTTACTACTGAAGAAAGGGTGGTTGCCGATTGATTGCCGTCTAAAATTGGAAGTGCCATATCTCAATCTCCTTGTTAAATCGTGCCGAGATAGAAGCTGTTGAAAGCGTCCGAGAAATCGTATTCTCTCAAACCACCGGCGTTTTCATCTGGGGTAACGATAAACGACAATGTTAAGCCCCTTTGCCAAGCCCTCTTGTCGGCTCGAATTGTAGGGCTTTGGCTTGTGATTCTGCCCATAAATATCTTCAAATCAGTCACCTTGTCTTGAACCTTGTTGACTAGGGTGTTGTTGTCTGGGTAGAGCCTTTGAAAGATGTTGAAATAGGTTGCGTCAAAGTTGGCTTGGCTGGTTAGGGTTGCGGAATCCGAGTAGGCAATATCTACGCTTACCTCAAATACGCCTGAATATGGGATAATCTGTTGCGCCCCAAGCGATGCTTGGATGGTGACATAAGGGAACAATCTTGCGCCCCTCCTATTTGAAGTGAACACATTAAGCCCTGAAATTGGAGTCAGGATGGCCGCTAGAGCGTCCTCAATCTTAAACTGGGGGGATATCATATACTGGTGCAACTGATGTCTAGGGAGAGGCTTTTCGACCAAGTCCTGTTTTCTGACTTAATCTCTGGGCTTTCCGAGGTTACATTGGCAAGAAAGACCTTGAGGGTGGCGGTGGTTAAAACGCTTGCTAGGTTCGGGCTTTGATACATTACTTGTAGAATCTCGTGAAACTTTGAGTCTAGTTCTGCCCTCGTAGTTGTGTCTGCCCTTGTGCTGTAAGTGATGGTTGCTGGGCAACGAAACACGCCAGAATAAGGTATGATCTCCTCTGAACCGATTGAGACTTGGATGACAAGGCTGGGCAGTAATCTTGCCCCCTCGGTGTCGCTCTTAAATATATTAACTCCGCTAACCCCCGCCAAGGCAGTCGCTAGGCTTTCTTCTAACTGCCTCTCAATCGAGGTCATTAGGTTGTCGGGTCAGCCACTTCAATAGTAAAGCTAACGCCGTCCACGCTCTGTTGAAATCCAGCAATCATTCTCTGTGCTGTCCCCACGGTAATCAACGCCCCAATCGTGACTGGGGAGGAGATGGCCGAGGCGGGAACAGTTAGGCTTTGCGTAACCTTAATTACCTCTCCCCCAATATCTAGCTCTGAAGCAACGGTTAAATCTGTTACTGATGCCGAGACGGCTGATGAGCCTAGTCCGGTGACAACCGTGAACATATCCCCAATCATAAAGTTGAGGTCATTCGCAAAGAAAGTGGTGTCGATAGTCCCCGCCATAAACCCACCCCTTATGTCAATTTAACTCTACGCTGTCCCAGATGAAGATATTGTCCTTGTCGAATGGCTCGTTTGTTTGTGGGAAATATACAACCCTACTTTCTTTTCTAACGCCAGCGGCGATTGCCATTTGCCCGCTATCTATTGACCAAAACTCGCTAGCCCCTCGTATTGCCTTCGCCATCTCTGGTATGCTGGGGGCTGTGTAGGTCGGCAATCCTTTGATCTCCATACCCGGAGGGCAAAGCACAAAGAAGTTTTTTTCACCACACTTCTTTCTTGCCTCAACGATGATTTGCAAGGGGTCACGCTTATGCCCTTGGCTTATCCCGAAGGGGGCAACCATATTGTATTCTGCGGGTAATCCCTTGGCGGGTTTATCGTCTAGCTTATCAAAAAGGATGCTGGTCGGGTCAGCCTTGTTAATGGCTGGGTGTGCATAGATGAACTCTGTCCAAGTCTTGTTTGAGAATCTGTATTCTTGATATTTATTAGGCCAAATCTCAAGGTCGATCACATCACCTTTATTCCCAACCTTTGCGTAAGAAACCATCTCGAAGATGCCGTGGTATTGAGGTAAACAATCCACGAACACCTCATGGCCTTGGTCGGCTAGATATTTGCAGGCAGGGAGGCAACGGATGATGTCTCCTAGCCTCTGGGAGTATTTGATTGTTTTAGCAGTCATCGGCTACGCTCTTGTCGTGTAGGTGCGGGAAGTATTCGCTCAATCGAACTGGGCCGATTGTCTTTTGCAATTCCTTCCATCCATCCACCAGTCCCTTATATCCATAAAAATCTTCCTTAAACTCAACTTGCTTTTGAATTGCGTAGGCATAGTGATTGAATACTAGACCCCAAGTTTCGGTCACTCCCCTTGGAACTAGGCGAGACTGGATATTGAGGCGGGGCGGCTCGTGGCTTGTGAAGCAAACATTCTTTCCCCACTTCCAAGCCCTCATCCACTCATACCAGTTCGAACCATAGCCCTCCCTAGTAACTACTCGTTTATTTTCTCCAACAAAGAAGTTACAATGGAACTGCATCGTTGCCCCCTCTTCTGCCCCCTTTAGACATTCGTAAATCCCCTCGATCTGTTCTGCTCTCCACATCTCGTCAGCGTCCACCTCCATCACAACCCCATCATCTACACCAAACAAGGCTTGCTGAATCATCTCTAGCTTTCCGTTAAATGGTTTGCCTTGAGAATGAACAATCACATTACCGCCTTGGATGCTATTGAGATATTCGTGCGTTCCGTCTATGCTCTTGAAATCTTTGTGCCATTTGTCGGGTACTTGTTTGCACCACCGGGTACATCCAACTGGCTCGCTTACCCCCTCAACAATCCTCCATCTCCAAGGAATCTTTAGCTTTTGAAACTCTGCTAGATGCCTCTGGATGAAAGGCATCCCATTGAGAACGATGGTAAAGATGGTTAGCATAACTGGAATATGGCCGCCCCATTACGAACAGACCAATCCTCCCAGAGCAGTTTCCCAAATCCCTTGAGCTTGTTGTAGTTCGCCAAGTTCTTAATGTCGTTCACATCGTCCAAGGCTATGATTGCCTTCTCCGCTAGGAATGGCCTTACGCAACGAAGTTCGGCCTCACCAGAAAAGGGCGAGCCATCAATCAGCACAAAGTTAAAATCTACATTATGCTCAAAGTGAATATCCTCGATTGCGTTGGTGCTGTATGGTTCGGCAGATTCGACACATTCGTGATACCACCCAAGAACTTGATCTAGTGGATATTGATTGAGATTTGTTTTATTTGTTCCGTAAAACTCTGCCACATCCAGTTGATTCATCCATAGCTTTGCCAAAGTCGCAGTACCCTTGATAGAAACGCCGCCTCTTGCTGATAAGTTCATTGAGTGCCTACCAATGCGGTCTGGGTGGTTCTCAATGCTGAATAGCCTTTTTGTCCTAATACATTGAGTTGAGCCATCCCCAGTTCCTCCACCGATCTCTAGGCCAACATCAAGCCCCTCGCTATACTTTGCAAGGGCTTTTCCAAAAGAATCGTGAATGGTTACTTCTTGCATTTCACCATTTCCGCTAATGCTTTTTTAATTGCGTACTCAATCACGGCTTCTGGGTCGTGCTTTAATGCCAGCATTCCAGCCTCATACAATTCCTTCCCCGCCTTCCCATCATAGGTAATATCGACTAGGACATACCTTGTTTTGTCTGTGCGAGATTTCCCAAAAGTAATTATACCAAGCCCCCCAGTATTCTCTCCCTTTTTAGCTTTTCTACACCCAATTATTTGCTTTGCGTTTTTCATAGATCGCTTTCCCTTTCTCGTAGTATTCTGGTTTGTTGTGGTTCTTTAGTTGTTCGTCTGGGTTGCCCCCTGCAAACATAGGGTTCTCGTGCCTAAACACCAAGTCCCTAGCTTCAATTATGCAATCATCGGCATAAGCTCTTTCTGTGAACTCGTTATCGGAGTATATGCCGTCCGAATCTTGATAGCTTGGGTGGAACATATAACCCCCTTGCTTGCGTAGCCTCTTTTGCGTTAGGATAGCCATACAGAGCAGTTTGTCGGTTCGGAGGCCATCTGATACTGCCAGCACCCTTTCGGCCTCTAGGTTGTCGATCTTGCTCAAAATTAGGGCATCCCAGTATCTCGGTGGACTCCAATCATCGCTCATTTGAATAATAACATCCCCCTTGGCTATTTTTGCCCCTTCGTTCCAAGCGTTCACAATCCCCCCCGGATTAACTCGCTTCCCATCGTGCGGGGTATAATCAACCGCTTCATCGTGGTCAACCATAAACAACCACTCAATCGCTAGGGGTTCTTTTGCTAAAGCCAGCCATTGCATCTTTCTTGAGAAAGCTATGTGAGGTCTGCCCCTTGTGGCGTGAACCACGCTGATCTTTGGCTTAGGATACATATTTGCCAGCTTTTGTGCCTCCTCCTTTTGGCCGTAGCAAACCGAGGCCATCCGGTATCCATCGAGGGCTTGCCAGTCATAAATTGCGTGAACTTGATTCCAGTAGTGAAGGTTGGGTTTGGGCATCGCCATACAAGCCCGACCAGCGTGCCAAGCCTTCGGCCAATCCCCTCGTGCCGAGTATTCTGCCATCAAATAAAAGTAAGCCTCTCTGCGGATAGGATTCACCGCAATCGCTTCCCCCAGATATCTCATTCTTTTTTCTGTGGGGGAACATCTGCCTAGATTGCAAAGCAGTTCATATTTTAGGGTTTCGTCTAGGTCTGGGAATACTAACGCCCTCTCACCAACCTCCACCGCCTTGTCCACTTGTCCCCTCAAGAAAAACTCTTGGTGTTGGTAGTAAAGGTTGAAGGGGGTGGAGAGAAGCTCATCGGCTAGGATGCGATGATTGCGGTCTGCGGAATCTGCCTTGCTAGTGATCGGCCTATGGATTCGGAAGATTTTATCTATGGCAAGGAGCTTGTTCTTGTCGTTTGGCTCAAGGGCTTCGTGAACTCTGTTCCTCCACCTCCCGCACCCCTTCCTCAAGGCCATCTCCCTAATAGGATTCAGCCCAGCATTTTCTACCAGATATCGAAAGCAAACAATTTCAGCCCCTACTTTTTCTGCTTGTTCTAGCCCCTCCTCCAAAACCTTCTCCCCATCCTCTGCCATTACATCATCAGCATCTACCCAGATAGACCACTCGTTCTTACAAGCATCGAGGGCTGTATTTCTAGCAGTTGCAAAATCGTCTATGTGAGGCCAGTCAGTTTTCTTATTCTTGTAATGAATGACTTTAGCCCCAAGCGAAAGGGCGATCTCCTCTGTCTTGTCTGGCGTAGCTGACCCCCCAGCCATACAAACAATAATTTCCTCTGCGATGGGCTTAAACGATTCAATGACTCGCTTAATGTGGGCTTCTTCATTTCCAGCGATTAGGTAAAGGGATACAGGGATTTTCATTGAGACTAGGATTTCTAGTTATTGGAGGATGTCAATTAAAAGAAAAGGGGGGAGAGCTTTCGCCCTCCCCCCATTCCTTATGAAACAACCAACAATTCTTTAGGCGAAGTTGGTGGTGATACGAACCGCCGCATTGGGGTCAATCACGACCTCATCGGTGTTCATACGCACACGCAACACTTGGCTACGGCGAGCTTCGTCACGATAGCTTTCGGAGACGAAACCACCAGCCGAGTCACCCGACCAGACCAAGGTGCGCCCGATACCACCAGCGGTGAACTCACCACCAGCAATCTGACCCACAACAATCTTGGTATCTGGAACAACGAATGAACCAGAGTAGGCTTTGTTCTTACCAGCAGAGTTGATCGCCGCACGGCCAACGAGGAGGTTCTGAACTCCCAGAGCCGCCGCGATTTCAGATTCGCTCAACAACCTTGCACCAGTATTCGAGATAACTCCGAAAAACTGATTCTGTAGGAGGGTAGAGCGACGAATCAACTCAAACACATTGGCAGACATCGCAACGCAATTCGGTTCGTAACCATACTGGTTAAGAGCCAATTTGGCCGCCGCCACATCACGAGCCACATCAATCGTGGTGATATTCGCTTGGGTGTAGGCAACTGCACGAGTCTGGTCAGCGATGGTGAAGGGAGTCGTTGCATTCCAGAGAAGATCGGAAACCCGCTTCTCGTGGGAGAGCTTCAACTGGCGGAGCAAGAACTTCGCAGTTTCGCTTTCATACGAAAAAAAACGCGAAAGGTCTGCCACGCTACTATCGTCTAACAATTCCTCAAGGCCGAATTCGTCCGTGCTGTAATTTGCAGAACTGAAGGAACGAATTCCTCTTGAATACCCCGAACCAGCATCACGAGCCGTTGCATTGTTGCTTAACAACTCTGCACCAGCCAGTTGAACTTTGAGGTATGTTCCCGCCTTCGCATCAACATTCTGCAAGGGGAGGAGTTGCGCTCCGATCAAACCGATGTCGGCTTGAGGGGCTTCAATGAGGGCTTGGTTTAAGTCAGCCCGGATGGTTGAACCGCCGCTAATGTAACTCATTTTTTATATTCTTTCTTGGTTAGTTAAATTACTGGGTTAAGGGAACTGCGACTTCGATTACCGCATCAGCAAGAGCAGTTTCGAGGGCAACTCCGACAACGCCGACATTGGCCGCCGCCGTAGTCACAAGGCCAGAACCAGTCGTAGCAACAAGGTTGCCAGCGGTGATTCCGTACTCGGAGGTTGCAAAAAAGGTTGGGTAGAACAGCTTGACTGCGCCGTTGTCGCCAGCCGCCACATCAGCGATGGTCGAGCCAACGCAACGAGCAGAACCGGAAACAGCCGCACGAGCCGTGCCGTCCGTGTGAACCTCAACGAATCGGTAGGCCGAGATCGCCGAGGCAAAGTTAAAGGTGCGAACTGCACCACCGTCAATGTTTGTTGCCATTTTAGTATTATCCTTCTTTAGAGTTTGGTGATACCACGAGACAGAGCCTCGGAGTATTCTTTGGGGTTGGAGAGCATCACGGCTTTCATGGCCTTGAGCTTGCTTGTTCCGTAGTCGCTATGGGCGGCCACGAGAGCTTCAAAAGTTTTGGGTTCTTCCTTTTTCTCGGAAGGGACTTCGATTGAAGGGGAGGCGGGGATGGGCTTAATGCCGAACTCGGTCAGAACTTTCTTCACAACCTCGCTCATCTCTTCCTTAGTCTCCTCTTTCTCATCTTCATCTTCTTTTTCGATGACGATCTTGGGAGCTTCCTCAGACTTCATCTCCTCTTTCTTTTCCTCATCCTTGGGTTTCAACGCCTCTTCCAAGGCGGCGAGACGAACTTTTACTTCGTCCATATCTTTTTTGTAATCTGTGTTTTCCATATTTGATTTGTCCTTTTTGTCAAGTGGAGCTTCCTCCACGGCTTCTTTGGCTACGGCTGGGATGCTCTTGCCTCCCTGCACATAACCGAGTTTTTCCATAAACTTCACCATCTCCTCGAATAATCCATTCGTGGCGGCTGGGCTGGAAACTAAATCAGCAGAGGCGATGCTCTGGGGTCGAATGTAATCCTTGCCGTTGATGGTCTCGGACTCATTCACAAAGGCTAGGGAAACGCCGAACTGGTCGGGGGCTTCGGATGCCATCTCTTTGATTAGGCCATAGTGGGGGGAGTTGCGAAGTAGGCGAAGGTCGGCAACCAGCTTGTCTCCCTCAATGCGGGGGTTTCTGGCGAACCCGCAAACTGCCTCCAAACCAGAGCCGTGATTCATCTTAATTTTCACGCCATTCTTGGCTTTCTGCATAATTTTTAGGGCGGTCTCTAGGCTTGTTTTATCCACGAAAAGGTCGTGTCCTTTGGCCTCTCCCACCTCCAAAATGCTTACCCCGCCTAGTTCCATTTCCTCCATCTCCTCGTCTCGGTATGTCGAATAGGCTACGGCTGAACGCTGGCTTTCGTCTGGAAAATCGCTTACAGCTTGCTCGTCTCCCATAAAGCGGGAAACAAAGTCTTGCTCTGATTCGTCTGCGGAGGGTAGGGGTAAAGGCATAAATGCCTAGATTATGTCAAAGGAGATCGCCGTCTGCCTTGCGGTAGGAGTCTTTGACCTCTCCCCCACCGGCCATCTTTAGAAACTTATTGACCCTAGCCATCGCCCAAGCGTTGCGTGAGTTGGGTTTGCCCCCGCTGATAGTGGGTCGGAAGCTGGTCGAGAACGCACCCGCACCCCTACGAAACACTTTCTTCAATGCTCCAAGGGTAGGGGCTTTCCTTGAGGGGTGCTTGTCCTTGAACTCGGCAATCTTGTTTTTCAATGCCTTCTCGTTCTCGGCTGAAATCTCTATGTCACCAGCTTTGCTTCTGGTCGATGCCGTGCCTTCTGGGTTCTCCTTTGAGCCTTTGATTCGTTCTTTTGGAGGGGCTGGGGTTTGGCTTACTGGTCGGGCTAGTTCTTTGTTATCCCTAGCCTCCATCTGTCCAACCACTTTCCTTGCCCAAGCATATCCAGCATCGCCACCCCATCCGTGCCACGCTTGCCATCCCTTGCCTTGCTCGTCCCAAGTGCTTCCCTTCTTATCGACTTCGTGCCTATCGAAAAAGGCTTTCATTCTGCGAATTGTGTCGGGCGACATCTTAACCCCATTTTGTAAATCCCTCGCCCTAGCTATGCCTACTGGGGTCATTCCTCTTTGGCTAGATGGTTTGCCTTCCCGCACATCCAAGGCTCTTTTGGCGGCATCCCTAGCTCCTTCTGGGGGCGTAAAATCAATCCCATCGTACTTGCCCAACTCAATACCACCCATCATTCCCTCAATCAGCATCTTAATGGATGCAGGGTCTAACTTTGCTAACGCCTCTTCAGTATCTTTTTTTTTAACTTCTAACTCCTCGGAGGATGGGTCAATCGGGTCTTCTGGAATGGGTTTTTGATCTCCCCCTATATCCTCATCACTTTCTGGGCTATCCTTAGCGGGGATAATCGGACTAATCGAGGGTGCTTCGGGTTTGGTCTGGGTGGGTTTCGGCGGAACAATGTCGGAAATCGTCTCTGGGTCTACGCCGTACTTCTCGGACAAATCCTTAATCAGCTTCGCCTCAATCGCCCTCTGCCTCATAGAGCTTTCAAAGTCTTGGCCTCGCTCGGCGTAGATGTCGGCGGCGGTGCGTAGGCCAGTTTTGAACTCGGAAATTGCGGAAGCGGACTCTCTGCCTAAATCAATAGAGACATTAGCCCCGAAATTGAAAATGCCTCTGGTCGTTCTGCTTCCAACATTCCTCTCAATCAATCCCCTTGCAACTCCATCAGCAATCACGATGTTCTTAATAGGGCGAAGCACTTTATCATCTAGGAGCTTCTGGTATCTGCGGAAGGTTCGCCCTGCTTGTTGCATCTCAAGGCGGGCTGTCGGGCCACTCATAGCGGAAGGGTCTACGGCGAAGCTGTAAGGGATGCCAAGGCCAAGGCAAATGTTCCTTAATAGAATTTTGTGGAACTCGGCGAACGCTCCACTTGGTCGGCTCGGCCCATCTGGGAACACAATGTCCTCACCCGGTTCTAGGTAGGAGATTTTGCCAGACTCAATCGCCTCTAGCTTAATCGTGTTGCCATTGAGATCTTCATCGTTTGTGAGGCTCGACAAGTCAGAAGCATTGTTGTTGTTTCGCTTCACAATGCCAGCTTGTGAGCTTGCGTTCTTTGCGGCCATCTTCTCGAAATTAATTATATCGTATATGTCTTGTGCATCATTGATTGCGGTATGGAAAGCGGAGATTCCTCGGTACTGGTCAATGCGGAGTGGGTCGAATAAGTGGAAAGCTTGGCTTGAGGGGATAGTTGTCTGGTAGGTGTAGAAATCCCCGATGCTTCGGTTGTAAATATCGTAGGCACTTGGAGCACCAGTATCTCGATCAATATGGATTCCACCAATCAAGTCTAGGCTTGTATAAACCTTGAATGGGTCTCCCAACCTATCTGCCTCAATGCCTTGAATCTTTAGGTTGCCGTCCTTATCTCGAACTAAAACGAAAAGGAAGTCACCATCTCGGAGCATCGACATCATCGCCACTTGCATAAGAGTTGAGCCAGTATGCCTTGTGGTTAGGTCGCACTTATCCCACCATTCTGCCCAATATGCCTCGACCTCTGTATTGACTTCGGGGTTCTCGGTTCGGGCTTGGTAGGAGATGTTTGCGGCGGTATGGCTGGCGAACTTCATTAGAATGGAGCGAACAAGGCCAACATTCTCTGCCAAGTCCCTCGCTCTTTTCATCAATTCTACTCGGTCGTAATTGGAACGATAATCTTCCGCACCAGAAAGCGAACTTGGCCCCTTTCTTTCCCTTGTATATTTAACTGCATCGTAAGAGAAATTGACGAGCTTTTGCCGTGCAATCATTCGATTAACTGCCCCTTGCGGGTTCAGAAAAGCAACGGCTTTATCTATTAAGTTTAGCTGTGCTTTTTTCACGAGAACTTTGCGTAGGTTGTGCGGATGCGAGTACCATTGGCCGACTCAATGGCTAGGGTTAGTTCCGCAATCGTATCTCTCACCTCACCGAGATTCGCTCTTGAAAACGAACGACCAGCTATCGAATAGCTTGAACCCGCCACCGCTATCGCCTCCAAACAAGTAATATACTTATCACGCAAGGAAGTTAGGGTAGCAAGGGGTAGCCCAATGAAATCACCCTTCGCCATTATCAAACTCACTTTCTGTCAAACTTGCGGGGGAGACTTTCAAACGCCCATACAAGGCCGCACCCACGATGTTCATACACTCGCAATCCATTAAGTGATTATGCTTTCCGACTTGCTTCCATACAAGCCTTTCCCTTCCAGTCATAGGATTTTTTACCCGCACCTTCACCTCTGCCTCGATATGAACTCGCCAAACATCGGGGGTATCCAATGCGATGTAGCCGGGTTCTTTTATTAGGTTGGAGAGGATGTCTTTGATGGATGGGTTCGACCACCGCCAAACTGGGCAGAACTTCCACTTCCACCCAGCCTTCGATTGCACCGCCTTACCGCTAAATGGGTCTCCATTTGCGATTCTTGCAAAAGGCCGTTGCAGTTTTTGCTCCCCCACAATTTCGGAGAAGCTAGTGCGGTCTGAACCGACTAAAGCCATCCAGCCATTCTTACAACAATTATAATAAACATCTCTGGTCTGATCGCCCGAATCGCAGAAAACGCACTTGGATTCTACCCCAAACTCCTCGGCCTTGGCTTGGATGTCTCCCCAAGTTTCAAGCCTTCCAGCCCACACAAGCCTCGATCTTCCCTCAATGTCCCAAGCCCGAACAACGCACCAAGCGTGGAAGCCCCCAGCCTCTTGAATATCACAAGCCATAATCAGCTTCTCATTCACCCTGACCTCGCCCATCTTGTAGTCGCCAGCCACAATCTCCATCTTCTCCGACTCGTGTTCCATCCAAGGCTCGGCTAGAACTCGGTTCACGAAGTCCTGAAGGCCGATGATTCCATTGTGCTTATCTTGCAGAAACTTAACTGCCAAACTGCCGAAGCTAACCCAAGGGGCATAGAGGCCGTTCAAGTGGTAGGAGCGTCTAGCTGGTTCGCCCTTTAGGTTGGTTGCCCTCCACTCGCCCTCTCTTAACATCTTGGTTTTCTGTCCGTCCGTAATCTTTTCTTTGCACTCCTCGCACTCGTAGTAGGTCGAGGATTTCACCAGCTTAAAATCATAAACCCCATCCTCAATCTTGGCCGCCTCGTCCCACTTCACTTGCCCCCAGACCAGTTTCTGCTTATGCCCACAATGCGGACAAGGCACGAAGTAGAAACGCATATCCCCTTTTTGCCACTCGCTCCAAATGATTGAGTCGGCAGTTGTCGGGGTGCTGGTTGCTATGATGAGGTGGTTTGGATAGGTGCTGACTCTTGCCTCTGCTAATTGAACTGGGTTCGCCTCTCGCCCCGAACCCGCTTGCTCTGGGAACTTGTCGACCTCATCCATACAGAGCAACGCAATCGAGCGACTGGAAAGAGCAGAGGGACTAGTGCCAGCCCACCAGACCGAGCATCGTTTGAAGTGCTGTTCGAGTATCTTTATTTTATCGGTATTATCGGGCTTTTCTTTGGCTAGGGCTGGGCAATCGTCAATCATTGGAAGCCAGCGGGTTTCCGTGAACGATCTAGCTAAATGCTCGCTAGGCATCACCCACAAGGCGGGGCAAGGTCGCTCTGCTATTCGGTACGCTAGGCCAGCCAGAATCGTTGTGGTCTTGCTTGTTTGTGCCCCCCATACCAGCACCACCCTACGAATCGAGTCATCGCCAAAAGCCTCTAGTGGTTCACGGACATAGGGCGTGAGCGTTGTCGAATACGCACCGGGTATGTTCGTAACTCTTGCCGAAAGCGTTAAGTTTTTCTCTGCCCACTCTGGGATTGAGAGTTGTTCCCTTGGCTCAAACAAGAGGCGAGCGAAGTTCTTGGCCTCATCGATCTGGTTCATCTCTTGACCAGATAATCTTTCGCATATGCCCAAGCGGGGTTCATATGGATTTGATGATGGCACTCGAAGCACACCGCCAAGAAAAACTCTACCTCGTTGAGCCTATCCCCAAACCTTCCTCGCCTATGATGAACTTGGCTCGCCATCTTGCACTTGCATACTTGGCAGACTGGATTGTTGGTTAGAAATTTCTCTCGAACATCTTTATAGACTTCGTTCTGGCCTTTTCTCTTTGCAGATACTCGGCGTAGTTTCCCGCCTCGCTTGAGTGGGGTTTTGCGTTTAAGTGGAGAGCGTTTCATTGATCGAAGAATGGAAGCACTATGCCAAGGATTGCGATTGCTACCAGTAAAACAATGAAGCACTCGTTCATTTGTCGAAGTATGAAGCCACCCAAACAAATACGCAAAATAGAAATACACATATTACTTTAACCAATACGATTCCAGCCATAAGGCCGATTCCCAATTTTGCTCCCCATAGGATTGTATCAATCATTTGAATGCTCCTTCTGCTTTTTGAATGGTGACAAAGATTTGATCGATGCCCTCTTGGATAGCCCTTTTAGCACATTCTGGATCGCTGGGGTTTGCTCTGGCGGCCAAGCTCGAAGGCATAGCGTCCATTAGGTTTCTAATTGCTCCCAGCCATTTGCCGAACACTTCTCGCACCTCGTCCATCCGAATCGTTACTCTGTTCACCTCTTCCCATCGAGCGTGTTCCATTTCGGCTTCTGCCACTCGCTTTTTTGCCTCGCCCCATCCTTGAACTGCTGACCTCATAGCTACTGGGTTTTTGTTTGTGGCCGCCGTAGCTACCAACGAGTAAGCAACTACCTCGGCTTGCTTCGCTCGATTCAATCTGCCAAGCGAGCTTGTCGATTTGTATGACTCGGCATCCGATTCCTTCAATGGCTCGGAGGAGGTCGGGGATGGTGCTGGGATTAGAAGTTGCTTTCTGCCTACTCGCTTTTGGTTTGCGATCTTCCAGCTTTGAGCCTCTGCCTCGCTGGTTAGGGGCATACCCGCCTTTACTAGCTTGTTTATTGCCGCCCCAGATATTCCCCATAGTTTCGCTAGTTCTGATTGTCGCATTTCTCACAAGGGCTTTCCACACGCCAAACATTTCTCGCCCCCTCCACCTTCTTGATCCTCTGGGCTAGTTGCCTCCATCATCTTTCCAATCTCATCCAAGCTAAACCCGGTAATATCAATATCGATTTCCCCTGCATCCAGTTCCTCTAGGATGTCTTTGAGTTGTGGCATATCAAATTCACCACTCAACTTGTTAAGGGCAAGGTTGGCCGCCTTCTCTTGCGTCTCATCCAACCACACTGCCCACACCTCTACCTCATCTTTGCCGAGAGCCTCGTAGCATTTCAACCGCTGATGACCTCCGACTATGTTCCCAGTTTTTGCGTTCCAAGTTATTGGTTGAAGATTCCCAAGTTCGCTCAAAGATTTTGTGAGCCTACCTAAAGCCTCAGAAGTAATTTTTCTAGGATTGTATTTTGCTGGCGAAAGCTCGCTGATTTTCTTTGTTACTAAAGAGGGATATTTCATAGGTCTAAAAAGTTACGCAAGATTGTTTAACAATGTTTAACACAAATATTTACTAGGTTAATTCGTACAGAAAAATCGCACCTTGGAACCTGTTTGGAGGGGTATTTGCAAATAGGAGTCTCCTAATTTGTTGATACACTGCACACTTACAACTTGTAGCTAAATCGTTGATAGGCAACAACCAGCCTTTTGTAAGTCGCACTTGTGCCTTGTGTAAAAACTTGCGTAAGTCGCATATGCCTTTTGTCATAGCTCGCCCCCTGCCTCCTTGTAAGCCTCCACGATAGGGCGGGCTTCTTCAAGGAACTGGGTACGCTGGGCTGGTGTCCATTGGCTAGGGGTCTTGCGGGCAAGCCATTGGCGAGCCTTGATGATGTAGCTATGCCATGCTTGCTCGGCCTTGGGGTTGCTGGTCTCAATGGGGTCGGGTAGCAAGCCAGTCCATAGGGCTAACTGCTTGAGGCCACCGGGGGTAGGGGCTTGTAGGCTTGGCCTTGCCTTTGCCACACGCTCATACCGCCTTGCTTGCTCACCGTTTATTTGTGCTATTTCTTGGATGGCCTCTAGGTCTAGCCCCTCCACCCTTGCTGATAAGAGGATGTCGCCAGCGTCTGCGGCTAGTCCGATGGCCTCACCCATCTGTTCGATTGCGTTTTGCTTGGCTTTGTCCAGTAGCCGTACCGTCTTTTGTAGCTCCATTCCGATCTGTTTTTCGCTCATTTTAGGATGTCCTTTTGGTTATGCGTAAGCCTCGGCCAACTCCTCGGCCTCGGCCTCTGCGGGTGGTTCTATCTCTCGAAATCTATGCTGGGCAAAGCCTCGCTCCGGGTGGGGTGGGGTGGTGCTTAATGGGTTGTTGATGCCCTCCAAATAGACCACCACTTCCCCTGCCTCTCCGTTCAATGCTACCCCTATGCCAATGCCCCTTATTGTGTACTGTCTATCCTTGACTGGTAGGGCATTGTAAAAGGCTAGGATGTCGGGTGGGAATCTGTCGTCCACGCACACTACTTTTGACCCAGTTGTCACCGTTTTTTCCCTCGCTTTTTTATGCCTTTTTCCCACGCTTCCTTGTTCCATTTTGGGCATTCCTCCCGCCTCTTTTTGTGGACTCTCAAGGCTCGTTCCTTGTAAATCTGCCTCACCCTTTCGCTCCTTTGGATGCGTAAAACTAGCCCAGTGCGTTGGCTCAATTCCGTAAGGCGAGCCGATATGGCCGCTCGTGTGTATGGCTTTCCAGTTGAGGGGTTGATGTAACGCTTTGCGATTGAGGTTAGGCTGTCTGGGCTTCGGTTGCTGGCTAGGGCTAGTAGTGCCTCATCCAAGGTATCGTCCCGCCTATGCCTCAACATTTGGGAATCGCCTTCGTGCTTGATCGTCTGCTCCACCACCTCTGCCGTGAGTTTGGCTAATTGGTCTAGATCGATGGCTGGGTTCATCGCCTTCATTTTGGCGAGCCTTTCCTTGACCCGATCTTCTAGGGTGTCGATGTGGTCGGCCATATTGGGCGTATAGCTTGCCAAGATTGAGTCGGCTGGGTCTTGGCCTTGGTGGTGGTTCATTGGATTTCTACTAACGCTGTCCGTCCCACCCTTGCCAATTCCCGCCTTGCTTGCCGTTCTGTGGCATAGAAAAGATCAACAACTGGGAGCTTGGTCTTGCCCGATGCCTTCCGTGAGATTACTGCCGTCCCGGTGTCGTGAGCGTGGTATGCCTTGCCCTCGATCAATAGGGTCGTTCCGTAGGGGATGATTTTGGGGTCTACTGCACAAGATTTGCCAGAAACCAACCGTTTTCCAGTAGAGCTTTTCCACCCAAACTCGTCCTCCCCCAACCAATACGCCGTGATGCGAGCCTTGATGGTTTTCTTGGCTGGTGGCTTTGGGGTTTGAATCATTATGTTCGCCGCTTGGCTTGAGCATAAGAGCGTGATGGCTAGGATTATGATGGCTTTTTTCATAGTTAAGAAGTGGAGACGCTCGCACAAATGGCGGTAGCGTCTGGATGGGGATTCGTCTCCCTTGGTTCTTTTGCCTTCTGCCGTGTCAATCGGGGTCTTGAGCTTGTCGATCTGTGCCTCGATTGCCTTTGCCTCCATCTTGTTAATCTTCACGATTTACCTCCGTCCAATGACATCGCTTGTTTGGCCTCTTGATCTTGCCCCTGCCCTCAAGGTAACGCAGATGGTATTGAATTGCTCCGTGGGTTTTCTTCAGCACCTCTGCAATCGTGCAAGTCGGAATCTCGTTGGTAATTAGGGTGAACACGGCATCTCTTAACATATCAATGGTCGCTTGGTTGCGAGTCGTTGCATAAAGTTTTTCCAATTCCTTGCCGGGATAGCGGTCTGTAAGGATGCCCCTCGCCTTAACCTCTGGCGTTGTGTATGCTTCTTTCATTGAGTTTGCAACTTACTTTGAGTCTTGATTGATGCAAGGTGTGGTTTTGGGTTGTTCATCTTCAACATATTCAGCACCCCTCCTCATACACTCCAATCTATCCGCCTCTGTTATCTTGCCCCTATTAAAAATATCTCTTCCAGCCTCTCCTATCGGCATAAATATAGCACCGGTATAGCTTTCCCCATATACCTTTGTTATGTTTTGATCTTTTGTTGGAGTTCTAAATACTGCCTCATAGGGCTTTTTATATGATTGGTCTACTATGACTGGCACGGTGTTTATCCATTTGATTGAATGATGTATTCTTGGGTTGCTTGAATTAAGGATGGCAACTTTTACGCCCGATGGGTGCATCATAACTGTGGTAAAACTTTTACAATAAGTGCCATACTTCAAATAGACCTCCGTCATACCACTCTTTGTTTTCTGCGTTGGTGTCTGCCGAAGGCTTATCATTGGAATGGTGGCAAACAGTTTACCCCTGCTTCCCAATGTTACATAGGTATTAACATCGTCATTAAACTGCCCAACAAATCTGAATGGTCTATCTGTTGAGCAGAAAAAGGAGTTCATACATTTCCTTAAAAGCCTCTTGATGGTTGCGTTGGCATTTTCTATTCCCCCAATATAATCCCCGTTCTGTGCTAGGGCTATGCTTGTAAATGCTGATGACTTAAAAAACTCTAGGTGAAGCTCAAACACCTTATCCAAATTATCTATATCAATGCCCATTAGTTTTTGACCATCAGAACTTGGGTATCTATACTCAAAGTTTTCATAGTCATCTTCCAGCAATATAAAATACTTAACGCCAAGGCTTTCTGCTATTTTGAAGCTGGCATTTCTTGCGTGAACTGTAGCCCTTCTGTCGTCAAAATTATTGCCCTCATCTATTGTGTCTGCTATTTCTTTTTTATTAAAAACAATAACATTGTCCTTACCATATAGCTGAACATATTGTTCTGCTGTTTTGTCCTCATTATCAATTATGAAATAGGTTTTGCCAGTATATCCAGCCTTTTTAAGCGCATTTACTGTGACTACTTTTTGTGGTCTGCCGTGAGTTAAAATAAAGACCACAAATTCTTTATTTTCTTCAACTGTCTTGCTCAATATATTGCTCCTTAATCTTTTCACATAGCCTTACAAACCCATTTTGAATTGCTTTTTCAAAGTCTATAATTACAAGGGCAGACCTTTCCATAAGATGTTGGACATCCACAGATGCGTGTGCATAATAATCTGCAATCTTTTCATAGTTGAAAACGCTATGCCTTCTGGCCGCCTCAATAAGAAAAGCCTTTTCTTCTGGCTCTGCTCTTGACTCCTCAATTTCTTTTATTAGTTGCTTTGTTTTTGCAGTATCAACCAATTCAAGAAGATGCGGCTTCTTGTTGCTTGGCTCATAAGTTGGGGCTTTTATATTTTTTGAATACGTGGTGTCTGTTTGCTCTGATTGCCCAAAGAGATTTACTTGCCTAAAGATTTGGTCGCTCATCCAATTTGTTCCACTATTTCCCACCCATTGTCTGTCCTCTTAACGATTCTTGATTTTGGTATTTCATAGGCACTATGCCTTGCAAATTCAAGGCTTGCATAGGCTTTTGGCCGTTCCCTCCAGCAATTCATTGAGTATTCTTGAATCTTATAGAATACCTTTTCTTTTCTTTTGGTTGGTAGGTCTTGAAGGTTCATAAATAATACTGGGCTATGCTCTTTCCGCTATTGGTTTTGATTGTTCTCTTTTCTATCTGATTCCCTGCTTTACGCAAGTCACAAATTCGGCTTGCCAATCTGAAGCACTTGAACCATTCCAAAGCCTCCAAAGCCGTGAGTGTTCGCCCAGATTGCAAGTGGGCTAGGATTCGAGCGTTCTGGTCGTGGCCTTCCGTCTTTTGAGGATGGGTTGTCCTCATAAAAGGCAACTCGAACTGCTCTGATTCGACCATAGCGATCATCGTGAGCCTCCTTTGGCTTTCCTAACAACGAAGTTACGGCTCTTAGCAAATAAAATAGTTGTTGGGTGAACGCCCCAAGCTCTTGCAAGCTCGCTCATCGACATTCCGCTATCGAGTTGGTGCTTCCAGAGCGTCCATCGCTTCTTAACTGTGGAGTATTCACGATTTCGCCTTGCCCCGGCCTTCCCATAGGTCGGAATAAGCTCTTTTGGGATGTCTAGGGGGGTAGTTACCCCTATTACGAACTTTTCAAGCCCTTTAGAGGCCAATTCCGCTCGATTTTGTGCCATTGTAGATGTGAGTGTGCTTACCATTTGCTCAAACTCCCGCAATTTGTCCTCGCACATCTTCACCCGGTGAATTGTGGCGGCTAAAACCATCTCTTGAGGGTAGTTCACGGACACCCCGCTTCTACCCAGTCGCTATGAGTGTTAAAGCCAGCTAATTTATAGGTTGGTGGGGATTCGCACCCCGATTTGATTGGTTTCTTCATTGGTTGGTTGTTTCCTTTTGTTGGTTGTTGGTTGCTCCGTCTCTGACAGTTCCTTGCACACGCTCGCCAGTCCTTAACCGATGCCCTTCCCCCGACCTTCCATCCGTTCGATTCGTAATAATCAAAAGCACTTTCCACATCCGTTCCCATCCAGCCAATTTCTTTTGCATACCCAATCCAATCCGCACGCATAGGACGCTCTTGCGTCCTTGTATTATCTAGCTTCTGGCTTCTAGCTTCTAGCTTCTGCCTCGGACTTTCGGTGGGACATTTGCTGGACATTTGCTGGACATCGCCGTGACGCATACGCATCTTTCTATTAGCGTCTGACTTACGCAACTGCTCATCCTTCACCATTCGGCGTGAAATGATGGTCTCCTTATCGAAGCTGAACACGCCCGATGCGTGTAGCTCGTCCATCAACTCCGATGTTCGTTGCGGGGTTAGTCCACATATTCTGGCAAGCTGTTCGCTTCGGGCTGGGTTGCCGCCGATAAGCAAATATCCGTGCCGATCTGACTTTGCCATCAAGCAAATCATATCAGCCCAAAGACCCCTAGCCTCAACCGAGCAAGACCGCAGAGCCTCATCTGAAAGCCAGTCGGCTACAAAGAATTTAATCCACGGCAACTTCACTTCTTGGCCTTTTCCATATCTATCTTTTGATACTTCTTAGCTCGTTCCAATAGCTCTTTAGTGATTCGATGCGAGTAGTCGAGATGATTGATGATGTCTTTATAGTTCTCACGCTTCGAATGGTCGAAGTCCTTAAACAAATCTCTCAATCTTTTTGATACGATTGCGTGGAACTCCTCTAATAGTTTTAATCTTTTTACGCTCATTTCTTTTTAATCCTTTCCAGAATATCTTTTCCCAAATCCCACAATAGGCCGCTCACAAATAGAATGGTTAGATAGAGACTCAAACATCCTAAACCGATGATGAACAAGTCCCACAAAACTCTCCCGATGGACGAAAGGAAAGTTACCATTTGGGTGCAGTCGGCCAGCTTGACCAGAGCCGAATGTCCTTTTTAAGTACCTCGCCGAACGCACACACAAAGCGACCATCGAGATACCTACCGCTAAAGACCACACCGCCAGATTCCATAAGTATTCTTTCATCTTTTTTTGGGCACTCCTTGGCTGTACGCCATTCAAGCATTGACCATTTTAGTTTTGGAACATCGACATCAACGCTCATCCGTAAGCCTCCGAAGGGCTACGACAACCTCGTTGAGAATGTCTTGAATGACTTGATCTTCTGTTCCGTCTGCTAATCGTTGGACAAGTTCGGCACACCGCTCCCTTTCGAGGGCGGCGGCCTTACTCATCGCATCGTTGATGATGTCTTGCACTAGTTCAGAATGGGATTTCATCGTTGGGATTTCCTTTCGCTATTGCATCTGCTTCCGCAAGAATCTCTGCGATGATTTCGTTTCTGATGATGTCGTTCTTATATGGCTTCCCATCTGCACCGGGCTTGAGGTCTTGCTTGGATAACCACTCCAAATAATCTAATCCCTTGTTGCCGAAGGCGGCGATCTGGCGAAGCGTTGAGCCTTTGTGCTTACCGAACTTTAATTCCATATCTCTCGGCTCACCGCCATTACTTTTAACCACAACCCCATTGAGCTTGTTTGTGATGTCTGCTAGGTCGGCCTTGCTAATGAAGTCTGCCTTTACTGTATCTAGCTTAACTGGCTTTGGTGCTTCCTCATATTTGTTGGTGTTGATGTCTTCAAAGCCACCGATGGGAATCTCCTCTGCCGGGGTCGTACTTAATTTAGAATCTATCAGCACGACGATGTGTGCGAATGCTGAACGACAAGCCCTGCTAATTGCTCTGGTCTGAACCATCGCTCGCTTGGCGTAGGTCGGGCGGCTTGCCCACATAGCCTCATCATCACCCAAGAACCCCTCGGCACTTGAGATTACTTGGCCGTTGTCCATTCGCTTCACCTCACCGATGCAACGATAGCCATCTTCGAGACGCTCGACATCTCTTGCACTTGCTACGCATCCGTGAGCTACTGCGATTGCTTGCCAGCCTTCAACTCGCACATAGTCCTTTTGGCCTATGCGTTGGCAAGTTTCCTTTACGATGGCTCGGCAAGCCCCAGCCACATCAGTCGCTTGCCGAATATGGGTTGAGACTCCGTTGCCGTTGGTTACTGCTAGTTCATTCATTGGTTGTTTCTCCTATTTTTTATTGTTTATCTTGTCCGTAATCGAATATGCCAAAACCTTCGGCATTTTCTTTTGCGGTTGTGGGTAAGTTCAAACACCTAAAGTCATTACGCTGGTCGAACTCGGTATCTGGGAAAGCTCCAAAAACTCTTACTACCCATTCATCCGTGGTTTCATTTGGTAATTTTTTATTGGCTGGTTCTTGATGCCAAAATGTAGGCAGTTCTTCACTCATTTTTTTGTCCTTTCGTTTATGGTTTTGATTATCGGGGAAAGCCACTTGGTGCTGATGTCGTGGGAGGGAACACGGAAAACTAGGATGCCCATTGAGGCCGCTAGATTGTATTTTTCCATATCGTTCAAGAACCCGGATGGATTCGTGTGGCGGCCACGCACCCAAATTCCCCCCTCCAATTCTACGGCTACGCCCTCGATGTGATAGTAGTCAAATCTAAATCTTCTAGTATCAGCAAACTTGTATTCCCTTAACAACCCCCACCCGCCAAGACTCTTCCAAAGAATCTCAAACTTGGCTGATGGGGTGAGCTTCATTCTAGTTACGCCCCACCCAGTTCTTTGTGGGCAAGACCAGCTCTGGCTGTTTAGGCTGGTTGCCCTCGGCCACAATCTTGTCCATCTTTTCTAGCTCGGCGGCCACATACAAATAGAACTGCCGTCTTTCGTAGTTCTGCTGGTCGATGTGTTTGGCAAAGAGCCTCACCCCTTGCAGAATCAAAAGCCCAAAGAATGCAACTAGGAAAATAATCACCAGCGAATCCTCTGTTTCTGCCAAGCGGGTGAGCAGTAGTTTGGGTTGGTAATGAATGGATACTTGCCGTCATCCATAGCCTTCATAACAAAGCCCTCCCAGATTACTTCCCCCGCCTTGTTATTCTGATAGTTCATCTCTTCCCAGATTGCATTGATGTTGTGGTGGGCAAGGCGAACAAAACGAAGGAGCTTATTCTGTGGCACATCGAAGGTCACGGCTTCGAGGTGTTCGATATCCTTCATCCTCTCGGCGTAAGGCTTGGGGTTGGCGGGGTCGAATGCGTCCATAACTACTATCGTTCCCTTGCCAGTCTTTGTGCGTTGCCCCATAATTTCGCAATCAATGTAGGGGGCTTTGATACCAGCATTGGCGAGACGCTCTACCATTAGATTATGGTTGGATGCGATCTTTCCGTGGCGGTTGTATCCGATGCCAGTCTTTTGATTAAACAAGCCCCGCCATCCGTTCAGCTTTCCCTCAATGGAGAACCCATCGGAAAACTCCTCGTGGCTAGCTGGCACGGCTGAACCTACTGGCCTTGCTGGGAGGGGGAAGGATGTCATTGTTTTTTTCTAGGGATTTCGTGGGGTTGTGGCAAGACTTATTTTAGCAGTTGCTCAACGATGCAGAGGGTTACACCAGCCCCGACGATTAGCCCAACTATGTATGCGATTAGGATTTTGTTCATACCCACACCCTAACACACTTCCCCAAGTTGTCTACTCTTTTTTTATCCTATCTTAACGATTGTTTGTAAGTACCTATAAATAGGCTACTTGTGAGGGTGCTTAAGGGGTAGTATTTTGTAGATTTGCAGTTGCCGTAGGGCTGGTTTTGTTTTTGTCTCAATTAGGAATGGGTGCTTCCGCATCTCTAGCTTTTTATTTTTCATCATATCCTTGATGAGTCTTGCGGTCGTGTTGGTTTTCAAGCCCCAGAGTTTTGCAATTTCTGGCCGAGTGTAAAAACCCTCTGGGCGTGGTGGAGTAAAGCGATTGTAAATGTGTTCTTGTAGAAGTTTCTGCCAAGGATTTCGTGGTTTCATATCAAAAGGATTTTATATTTGTGGGTAGGTGGAACTTGTTGCCTCGTTGTCTTGCTTGGAAAACATCGTGGGTCTTGTCTGGGTGAATCATCCCATAAGCCCAGCCGTGTTGCCATCTTAATCTACGCAACTGGCCTCGGTTATATTCGGGAGTCTTATTGCAGAGGCATCCGATGTTGTACCCGGTGCGAGGGTCGATCGAGATGCTTCTAAAATAATCGATTGCGTGGGTGTGGCCGAAGATAACATCTCCATAAGCATCGCTGTGCTGTTTGGCAGAATGCATAGCGTGGCCGTAGCCGTGTGCGAATGAAAGCGTCCCGCATTTGTAGATGCCAGCAACGGAATCATAGGGGAACATTCTTGCCCTTGTCTCTTTCATAATCGCCTCAATGTTTTCAATCCCATCGTTGGCGTAGTCTCTTGCTATTCCGCTTCGAGAGTTACGGCTCAAGTCATATATGCGTTCATCGTGGTTGCCTCTCAAAAAGATTCTCTCATCACCGAACTTGAAGAACTCCCGAATGAACTCCTCACCGCAATCCCAATCCTTCTGCAGACTCGATGCTTGCTCCTCATCCCCTGCTCCTTTGCGAATGGCTCGGAAGTCCCAGAGATCACCGATGCAAACGACTAGGTCTGGTTGATATTCTTTCGTGAAAGCGAGTAGAGCCTTTACTGAAGGAGCGTCTTGTTCATCGCCGTGGATATCGCCACAAGCGACAAACTTTATTGGCTTCATATTTGAGGTTTAGATTGTCCTGTAAGAGTTGTGTAAATTAAATGACAACACTCTCTAGCTCTAGGATTTGTCAATGTCTCATCCGTGCATCCGTCCCTAGCTAATTCCATAACGATGTGCATTTGTTGGCGTAGGGAAAGAAGATAAACCATTTGATCGGTTGCCTCTGCTATCGCCTCCTCAACCAAGCGAGCGGTGGGCATTTCCCATAATTTCGTTCCGCTATTTTCTTCGACTCCCTTTTTATATTTCTTCTCCATCGATTCGACCGCCGCAACTTGCAAGGTCGTTAAATGGAGTTCGTGCTTTTTGGTAAAATGCTTTTGAGTTTTTCCCACGCCTTGCTCTAATGTCATCCCCTATCTGCTAGACCAAGGGCGTTTGCTGACTAGAGAAACTTTTTGATTATTCACTTGTTGCTTTTGTGGGGAGATTAACTCACGCCACCCAGAAATTGTTGCGTCCTCTAGGTGGGGTTGCTCCCATTCTAAATGCCGTAGCTGGTGTTTCTGTGCGATCTTCTGACAAATAGAGTAGGTCTGGTCATCGTCCCACGAGGCCAGTAGATTGCCAGTCGGGGTGCGGGATAGGGGTACATAGTCTATTGCGTGAGAGCCTTTACCTAGGTCAATGTGGAGCGATTGCGGGGGTATTCCACGAGCGTTTGTGACTTTGGTTCCGGGCTTCGTCCGTCCACGGCTATAGAGTTCTTCTTGCTCTTGGGGCGTTCTTACTGAGCAGTAGATCAAAATTGGAATCTTTTTGCTCATCAGCTCCGAGTACCAAGCCCCCACCCGCTTGCCGAAACTAGGCTCACACTTTTCGATGTGGCCTCTTGACCTTTCCACGGCTTCCCGAATCGTCATTGGTCAAGCCTCTTTCGGAGTCGTTCATTCTCCTCCACGAGTCGAGAAATCGTTTTGAGCGTTTGCCCATAAAGCTGGCGGTATTCGTCTGGGGTTGCCTTGGTTCGGTCGAGCTTGTCCCACCGCATAATGTAGTCGCTAATCGAATCTTGGTTCGGGACTTGGCCAAGGTCGTAAGGGCGGGTGGTTACGCACCCACAAAGGAAACTACCTACGATGAATCCAAGAATCGACCTCCGAATCACGGAGACGGCGATTGTAAGCGATTTCTTCATCGTCTCTTTCTTTGCGAGTCTTTGCACGATTTTTAGTCCACCAAGCGATAATCCCAATTACACCAGCAAGCGAGGCGAGAATGGCCTCCCACATCTCTTATTTCCGTGAGAACTTCGAGAGGAAATCGACAATCTTTTGGAGGGTGTTCTCTGGCTCGTCACCGGGAATCAAAGAAGCAACGGCAATCACGGCAGAGAGAAGGGCAACCAACGCACCAAGCCAAGCAAACACATCTTGAGATTGAACGAAGGCTAGTAGTTGTTCCATAAGAAGGGGGGGGTGTCAAAGGGGCAATCCAGTAGAGGTGTTGTATGTTCCCCCATATGACCAATACTCAAGAATTTGATAATTTATGCTTCCGGGGAGGGTAAATTCTGGCGGTGTATTTGTGAATGAGATGCCTTCGAAAACAAATTTTTGGCTTCCTTCGTCCACCGGGATGCTACCAAATGAAATGGCCTCTTCCTGAGAAACATCCTCTAGGATTCCGCCAACGCTGGCGGCTAAGACAAATCGGTTATCAGTTGTGCCTTTATAAAGAACCGACAATGTATTAAAAGAGCCATTGGTAATATTTTGCTGTGATATGGTGTTCCAAGAAGGAAAGGGGTTGCATACTAGATTTTCCTCGTTGGCGGCGTTTCTCTGCACAATAAGCTCCCAAGGAACATCAATGGGATTCCCGTTGTTTCGCTGTGTATATGTTCCATAAAAGCGTATTTTCTTTATCCTCCACCATATTTTCATCACGGCCTCAATGCTGACCATTGAATAAAGTTCTGGTATAGACAAATCAATTTCACCAATGCAAAATGGAAAATATCCACTTCCACTAGCATGAAGAACTTTTCCCATAAGGATTTCGTTAGGGCACCCGCCCCAAGGCTATTCTAAAACTCGCTTGGCTAGACTGACTGTGGCTTGTGAGATAACTTGCTCAT